AGTAGGATGTATCCCTTTTTTTATATATAATCTTCCCCCAACCCAACCCACAACAATATATTCCATCGCAATCAATTCATAAAACAACCATTTCACAACAATATATTCCATCGCAATCAATTCATAAAACAACCATTTCATAGAAATATATTCCATCGCAATCAATTCATAAAACAACCATAGCATAATTCATATATTCCATCGCAATCAATTCATAAAACAACCATTTCATAGAAATATATTCTATCGCAATCAATTCATAAAACAATCACACCATAATTTATATTCCAATGTAAACAATTTATAAAATCTTCATACCATAATATTCTAAATTAGTTTATAATACATACCAATTATATACCAAACAATTTTAAAGATATATTCTTCTCTTCCAATCCACAATAGAAAAAACTCAATCAATCAAACGCATTATATTATCCTTCAATCCTTATATATTGTTCCGATCCTATTGCATTATCAAATCAGATTTGTTATAATATAGCCACGGTAAGGTGGGGATACCAAAACCGAATAAATGAAATAGTAGGTAAATGTAATGATAAAAATTACAACTAACACTGGAAAAGTGTACACGGTGAGCGCGGAAGATGATCTTGAGTTGATCGCAAACAACATCTTCACTGATGCAACGTCAAACGCCAACGGCTTTGGCACAATTAGTGTGTCTCACCGCACTTGGAACCGCACATCCATTACAATTGATGTGTATGATGATGAAACGCCTGCCGAGGCTTTGTGGGCCCTCCTCAACAGGGCAGGATATATTTTTAGAGAAAGCGAGGGTGCAATGGATGGATGTGAAAAAGTCCCATTTTTTGAAGTTTTTAAAAATGGTTTTTACCGTCATTTCGCCTCATTAAAATATCAAGAATGGCATTGCGTGGACAAATATGTTTTTTATCCGGATGTTTTTCAAAAATAAAAAAACAAGCTGCCCTATCTGGCTATACGGGGAAGGAGGTAAACGAATTGAAATTGGTCAAAATGTGGCAAATCTTTGCTAAACCGCATGAAGAGATCACAGCGTGTTACGCAAAAATTCTTCAAAATTATCAACCGCTTAAATGTCGGTGTATGGTGGTAAAGCATGATGATGATGAAATTATGCTTTATCATAGTCCAAAAGAATGCGTTTGTGCTGACGATGGTACGGATTACAGCGTGAAGAACGTATCGATGCTGACGGAAGATGACAATTACTTCATTATTTACGTTGAAGTGAAATAATATAATAGGTAGGGTGGGTGGGAATAACGAAAGGAAGAAAAAAATGATTTATTTTGTAAATGCAGATACTAAAGAAACTATACCTTATGATGAAGGATTATGGATTAAACAGGAAGTTCCCACAGATTTAAATAAAATCGGGTTGGCAATGGTGAAATGGGAACGGTTTTATGCAATATCTGATCCGGCCAATGTTGTATATAAGCGGTCGGGGACTTACCAGATACTTGAACCACAAGATACCCCATGCTACTTAATTTTGGCGTTGATGGATATCACGAGTCTACATTACTCTGTAACTAACTCAAAAGCCCGCGGTTATGTCTCCAAAAAAACGTTGGGTCTAATTACGCCTTACAAGGGCAGATTTGGCATAGGTTATACATGGGCTACAAATTGTCCAACCTCAACGAAATATAAACTTATTACATATCTTGTATTTTGAATCCTTCTGAAGAGCCTTGCGGGAACAAGGCGAAACGTGCTGTTAAACAGCACGTCAAGGAAACCGAAAAAATATAACAAATGGTTTTCTAAGAAAGGAAAAAACTATGATGAATGAAACTCTTACGGTAATCAACAAGAAAAATGAAATTATTGACGGTATCAACACAGCAACCGCGTCAATTTACAGTTCGTTTGTTGCTGAAAGCAACAACGATAAGGCGAAATTGTATAACGCACTTAATTCGCCCGAAGTACGAATCGCGGATCATATCGGCAAGGAAATTAATGTAAAAGACGTGATAATTGAACCCGTTGAAATTGTTGATGAAAAAACGGGTGAAGTCCGCACAACGCCGCGCGTAACGCTGATAGATGTTGCAGGGCATACATACACCGCAACATCATATGGAATTTATAATTCCCTTAAGCGGATTTTTGGATTGTACGGTTCTCCTACATGGGAAGAAGGTATACCTGTTCGCGTGCGTCAGATCACAAACGGCGCAAACCGAATCTTTACTTTGGATATTGTCACAAAATAATATCCAAAACAGGGAATACAATATACCAAAAAAAATGGTTCACGCACTATAACCTATAACTTATAGTGCGTGAAATTATAAAAAGAGGTGATATAATGACTAAACAGGATGAGTTATTAAGAAAAGCCGTAAAGAATTTCAACGCAAAAATAAAGCGACTTGAAAAGAAGGCCCAATTGTCAGCGGAACATATTCCTATTCCGCAAAAAGTATATGTGTCGAAAATTAAAAGTAGCGGCGCGAACATTGAAAGTATAATTTCGGAATTGCAAGCATTTACAACAAAGCCGAAAGCTGCTGTTGATTCCGAATTAAAGAAAATGGTAAAAGCATATAACGAAAAAGCAAAAAGGTTTGAAAAGCGGGGTTTTAAAGTTAATAGATTATTATATTCAAAATTGAAAGACAGTACAGACCTTGCAGAAACAAAGATGTTTATGCGAGAGTTTATGGAGGGGGGATACAAAATAGTAAAAACGGAAAAAGGTGTTGAATTGCCCGATGCGATATACAGAAAGGCGAAAAAACAGTTAGACCTAATAAATGAACGCCGCGCGAAACAACGCGCAAGATTGGGCGAGATTGAAAGGGGTAATTTGGCGCAAATGGGTAGAATGCGTGATGTAAATTTGTTGCCGAAAAAGGATATAAGCCAAATCAGCGAGCGCGATATGCCCGCTTACTTGCGCTCACTCGAAACACAAACTCAACCGAATTACCTTGAAAGAAAGAATTTGCAATATGTGAATAATTATATTTCAATGCTAAATAATTTATTTGATAGCAACGATCCGCGATTGAGAGAAATAATAAACAAAATACATTCGATTAATATTGACGATTTCATCAACGCAAGTTTGGGCTCTGACTATTTGTTTATTTTGTTTTATCGTGATCCCGTTGAGCGTGAAAATCAAAGGGAAATTATTTACGATAATATCATGAGGTTATAAAAATGTATGTTGCTGATTTCGAAACAACAACGAACGCGGATGATTGCCGCGTGTGGGCATGGGGATTATGTGAAATAGGTAATATTTCAAATTTTATTTATGGGATTAATATTTCATCGTTTTTTGAAAAGATGAAAGAATTATCTAAACAGCAGGAAACGATATATTTTCATAACTTAAAATTTGATGGAGAGTTTATAATTTACCATTTATTAAAAAATGGGTGGTATCATATAACGAATGAAGATAAGCGGCCAAACACATTTCAAACGCTTATAAGCGACAAGGGAATATTTTATTCAATTACAACATATTTTAAGATTCTAAAAAAGAAAAATCATAAAATAACTTTTTTAGATTCCTTAAAGCTGTTGCCGTTTAAAGTCTCGGAAATTGCAAAAGCCTTTAATTTAGCAATACAAAAAGAAGAAATTGACTATACGGCGGATCGTGAAATTGGGCACGAATTGACAATTGATGAAATACATTATTTGCGTAATGACTGTCAAATTGTGGCGCAAGCTTTAGAAATATTATTTCATCAAGGTTTAACAAAGAACACAACGGCAAGCAACGCAATGACAAATTATAAGGAAATTATCACGAAAAAATGTTTTTCAAGGTGGTTTCCCGAACCCGATTATGATACTGATGTTCGGCAATGCTATCGCGGCGGCTTTACATATGCAAACCCGCGCTTTACTCATAAAATAGTTGGCAACGGGATTGTATTAGATGTTAACTCTTTATATCCTTCCGTTATGTATTATTGCAATTTACCGTACGGAGACCCAATATATTATGATGGTAATTATGAAAAAGATGTTTTATATGATTTATATGTTCAAATGATACGGTGTAATTTCAAATTAAAGAAAAATTATATTCCAACAATACAGCTAAAAAACAGCACAGCATTCAATCCAACGGAATATATAATTGACAGCAACGGCGAAGACGTTACATTATGTTTAACTTCCGTTGATATGGAATTGTTTCAAGCACATTACAATATTTATAACGTAGAATATATCGGCGGTTGGAAATGGAAGAGTTCGAATATTATGTTTCGTTCATATATTGACAAATGGTATGCTGTAAAAGAAAAAGCAACGATAGAAGGTAATAAACCATTGCGGACAATTGCGAAATTGATGTTAAATTCGCTTTACGGGAAATTTGGTATGAACCCGAATGTGCGCTCAAAGATTCCCATAATTGATCCGCTGAATGACAACGTACGATATTTATTCGGAGAATGGGAACAGCGCAAGCCGATTTATATTCCGATTGCCGCATTTATAACCGCATGGGCAAGATACAAAACAATTTCAAGTGCGCAAAAAGTATTTTACCGTTTTTTATATGCGGATACTGATTCATTGCATTTATTAGGAAATGACATTCCCGAAGAATTGGAAATTGATGATGTAAAGCTTGGAGCATGGAAACATGAATCGAGTTTTACAAGAGCTAAATTTTTAAGAGCAAAAACATATATTGAAGAAATTGAAGGTAAACTAAATGTAACATGCGCGGGAATGCCCGCAAGTTTACATTCACAAGTTACATTTGAAAATTTTACGGAAGGTGCAAAATACGGCGGAAAATTGCGGCCCGTACATACAGCGGGCGGAATTGTTCTTGATGAAACAGAATTTACAGTGCGAAAGGGATAAAAATATGTATTACGAAATAGGAAAAGCATTGAGTTATAATTGCTTATTTAATTTTATCGTTGGTATGCGCGGGGTAGGCAAAACATACGCTTTTAAACGATGGGCAATACAGGATTTTTTAAAAAATAAAAATGAGTTTATATACATTCGGCGGTATAAAACGGAGGTGACAGCGCAAAGGTTAAAATCATTTTTTGACGATATACAAACAGAGTTCCCGAACGTTGTATTTAAAGTGAAAGGGAATATGTTTTATATCAATGATGAGTATGCAGGGCAGGCGCAAGCATTATCAACGGGTAAGATCCTAAAATCAATTCCGTTTCCAAAGGTAAGCAAAATATGTTTTGACGAATTTATACTTGATAAAGGAGTTTATCATTATTTGCAAGATGAAGTAACCAATTTTTTAGAATTATATTCTACAATTGCAAGATTGCGAGATGTTGTAGTTTTCTTTTTGTCGAATGCGTATACAATTTCTAATCCTTATTTTGACTATTTTAATATTGTGCCGCCGTACGGAAATAAAAGAATAAAGCGGATTAATAATGAAATATTGGTGGAGGTAATAAAGAATGAAGAATATACAAATGCGGCAATGAAAACGCGGTTCGGCTCAATCATAAACGGCACGGCATACGGTAAATATAATATGGAAAACGATTTTTTGAGGGATAATAAAAATTTCGTTCAAAAGAAAACCCAAAGCGCGAAATATTATTTCACAATATTATATATGAATAATAATTATGGAATATGGGTAGATTATAAAGAAGGTTTAATTTTTGTATCCCGTGATATTGATGAAAGCTGTTTAATAAAATATGCGCTGACAAACTCGGATCTTCAGCCCAATATGCTATTAGCTGTTCGAAAATCTATATGTTTGCAGACCTTACGAAATATGTATAATGTAGGCGCGGTTCGCTATGAATCCATAAAAATAAAAAATGAGTTTTCGAACGCATTTAAATTAATACGCGCTTGACAAAAATAAAATTATGTGTTACAATAATTTTGCGGGGAACATGTTCAAAATAACGTTGCGAGTTCAGAATGTAACGGGTGAAACCGACTGAGCCGCTGAATAGGTCTTACAAACTAACGTTAAACAGTTCCCTTGCAATTATAGTAAAAAGGGGTTTACATTTTATGGAACAATGGATACAGATTATATCAACTTACGGGGTATCGATTGCGGCAATGATAGCACTTGCAGTTTACATTGTCAAAAAAGATAAGGAAAATCAAGCAGTTATCAACGAAATTATGAACGAGCATAAAAGCGAGGTTAACGACCTTAGAAAAACGATTGAAAATAATACGCTGATTGTGACAAAACTTTATGAGAGGTTGAGCAATGAAAAATAGTGAAGATTTTGTAAAATATCTTTTCAAGCGTTTGCCGAAGAATAAACTATTGGCAGGCACATATTATTGCGGTGTAACCGACAGCGAGATCGGAACAGTCCCCGCACATTATTTGATGGGTACAACGGGACAAAAAGCAACGCAATGGCGGCTTGATTATGCATATACTAAATATTATCAGTCAACATACAGTAAAAGTGAGTATGATAGTAAAACGCAAAAATGGATAACAGACAACGCATATTTGTATGACTGCAACGGCTTGATTGATGCTTTTGTTGGACAGGATAACAACGCGGCGGGTAACTATACAAATTGGTGCGGTATCAAAGACGATGAGGCACTTGAGTATATCACCGAAAAGGGCGAGCTTGCGGCGGGTGCTTGCGTTTTTAAGCGCAATTCAAGCGGCAGGATCCATCATGTTGGTTATGTAGTCGGACAAAACGCAAGCGGAGTTCCGCTTATTATTGAGGCTAAATCGTTTGTTGACGGGATCATAATGTCAACACTTAATGACGGGTGGAATGAATACGGTATTCCAAACAAAATTCTTGTTTTTCCCGAAATCGAACGTACACGCTTTAGGGTAACTAGCCCGATGCAACGCGGCGAAAAATTTGAGCTGATGCAGAGGGCCTTATCTGCAAACGGCTATGATGTCGGGAAAATTGATGGAAAATGGGGGGTGAAGTCACAGGCAGGATTTGATGAAATGTTGTCGCTGAATGGTAAAATGGCAAAGGTAAAAGTGCAAATAAACGGTGTAACCGTGCTGAATGGAGAATACTAATATGAAACGTACTAAAGAAGAATTACTTCAATCTTTGAAGAGTTTTATCGGAGAAGACGAAAGCGAAAACGCAATAGCTTTTCTTGAAGATTTTTCCGATTCTTTCGCCGATAATTCGGAAGAATTGGTAGAAGTCACAAACAAATATAATTCACTTAAGAAACGATATAAGGAACGATTTTTTGGTGAAGGTGATGAAGGCGAAAATCTTGCGGAAGATGAGAACGAAGATGAAAAAAAGGAAATTAAAATAAAAGATTTGTTTACGGAGGAATAAAACATGCCTACAAGACCTAAGAATTACACATTAACGAATGTATCTAAAGATGTTATCAACGGAATTATAAACGAAGGTTTTTCAACAGACTATAAGAATTATATTCCGTTCACTGCTACGGATGCGGATTCTATCCGCGCAATTGGTAAAATCATTATGGATTCGCCTAATTTGCGCAATGCGTTTGCAACGGATCTAATTAACCGAATTATCCTTGTGACAGTAACAAGTAAAATGTATGAAAACCCTTGGGAAAGTCTCAAAAAGGGTGTTTTGTCTTTGGGTGAGACGATTGAAGAAATTTTTGTTAATATTGCAAATGCGGAGCTTTATAATCCGAATATTTCAAGTGAAACGGTTTTTAAGAGACGTATTCCCGATATTCGCGCCGCATTTCATATTGTGAACTATCAAGTAAAGTATCCTGCTACAATTTCGAATGAGGATTTGTCAGCGGCGTTTACAAGCGAAAACGGGCTGTATTCGCTCATTGAGAAAATATATGAAAGCCTCGTGAGTGCAAGCAATTATGATGAATTTAATATTATGAAATACCTTATTGCGCTTAATATTGTAAACGGAAATATTAAGGCAATTTCAGTTCCCGCAATTTCGACAGATGCAAATGTTAGGTCCGTTGTCACTCAAATTAAGGCAACTTCCAATAAAATGAAGTTTTTGACTGGAAATTATAATATTGCGGGTGTAAAAACGCATTCACAGCATGTAAACCAAACTGTTATTGTTACCGCTGATTTTGATGCGGCAATTGATGTTAACGTACTTGCGGCGGCGTTCAACATGGAAAAAGCAGAGTTTCTGTCAAAACGCTTGCTTGTCGATTCATTCGGAGATATTGACATCAACCGACTTGCACAGTGTGCGCCGGAAACTTGCGAAAATATTAGATATGATGTAAATGGAAATGTAACAAGCGCAAAGATTAAGGGGATTACAGATTCTCAGCTTGCGGAGCTTGCGGAGATCCCCGCCGTCATTATCGATGATGATTTTATCCAGATATATGACCGACTAATTACAATGGAAGATATTAGAAATCCCGATGGTTTGTATACAAATGCATTCCTTCATTGTTGGAAAATTATCAGCGTTTCGCCTTTTGCGCCTGCCGCGACTTTCAGCGACAGCGTGGCGGCAGTTAACAGTGTTACCATTTCGCCCGCAAGCGCAACGGTTGTTCCGAACAGCGAAATACAGTTTAACGCAAAAGTTAGCGGAACGGGATTCTTTAATAAATCTGTTACATGGACGCTTAAGGGTGCGAACTCAAGTAAGACATATGTTGACGTTCGCGGAACAGTATTTATCGGAGCAGACGAAACCGCAACAACAGTAACGCTTAATGCAAATTCAAACGAAAATCCTTCAAAGGGATCAACCGCAACAATTACTATATACAAAGGTAAGTAAAACATTGTGACCGACATTTATGACGGTTGCAAAATCATTGTAACAATTACAAAGGGGGGAAGGCGGGCAATAGTGTACTATTGCCCGCCGTAAAAACAATGTTAGCACCAAGCCCAAATTCAAAAATACAGTTATTTAATAATATCAACATTGATATTAATTATGAACATACACTTTATTTTGCGAGTGTATCCGCGCAAAATTCATTTTTTGCGCAATGGGTGGTATACAGCGCGGATAAAGCAATATATGTTCGTGAAAACGGGCGGATCCGCTTGCCGTTTACAGCCGATACATTGATTGGTTGTAATTATTTACGTTATCAAAATACAGGTTATTTAAACCGTTGGTTTTATGCTTTTATAAAGAACATATTTTATATAAATGATAACACATGCGAAATAGAATTTGAAATAGATGTTATCCAGTCCTTTAAACTGTATTGTGAAATTCCTGCATGTTGGATTGAGCGAAATCATGTTTATGAAGATTGGGTGGGCTCAAACCGTGTCGAAGAAAATATATCAATCGGCGAATACGTTGTTGACAGCGAAAGTAAAGCACCGTTCGGTAATAATTGGAGCGTTATAATGTATTCATCATTCAACCCCGCAAATTATGAGGTTGCGGGCGGCGAATTGGTAAAGGGAATGTATAGTGCACTCGAAAGAACGGAGATCGGCAAAATAAGTATTGCAAATGGAACAGGTGTATGGGTAGTTGATGCAAGAGACAAAATAAAAGATATTGTAACAAATCACGCTGACAAAGTGGAAGGTGTAATATCAATTGTGTTGACGCCAACAGAATTTGAAGGCGGGTTGCAAGATCTTTTATGGTCAATAAAAAGAGATCCGAAATTTTCAGTAGAAAACAAAAAACTTTACACAGCACCGTTTTATTGTCTTTATGTTTCAACGGGTTCGGAAGGTAAAATGTATGATTTTGACGATAGCACCACAGGCGATGGGCTGGGCAGTATTACATTTAATATTGAAAGTGATTTAGCACCAACACAAAGCGTTAGTGCAATTCCGATAAATTATAAAGGAAGTTCAAAAAATTTCAGCGAAATGTGTATTATGACAGGTTTTCCGCAATGCGCATGGGTAAGTGATTCATTTAAAACATATCTTGCGCAAAATTCCGCCAATTTACTTTTATCCAGTGCCTTAGCAGTTGGCCAAATTGCGGGCGGTATTGCAATTGCGGGCGGATCGGGCGAAGCGGCGCTGCCGATTGGCGGCGGTATGATAGTAAGCGGCGCAACGTCAGTAGGTCATATATTAGCAGATGTTGATAAAGCAAGCCGAATCCCTCCGAAAGTGAGCGGTAATATTACGGGTACCGCATTATATTCAATGGGTAGTAAAACATTTCGCGGTTATATATTGCGCCCCCGTGATGAATATGTAAAAATTATCGATGATTATTTTACGCATTACGGTTATGCGATCCATAAGGTTGAAACACCTGCAATACATAATAGGGAAAATTTTACTTTTATACAAACTAAAGGTTGCGTTGTTCGGGCCAGTGCAAACAACGAGTATGATGGCTGCAATGCCGCCGCAAGGGCGAAAATTGGAGAGATATTTAATAAGGGTATTACGTTTTGGGTTGATAATGCTAACGTTGGGAATTATAAAGTTCGTAATAAACCATTAGAATAACGGAGGTTTAAAGTGATACGAAATAGCATGAGTATAACGCAGCGTTTCCGAAAAGAGGCTGAACGCGAAAATATTGAATCGTATAATTTTTGGTTCAACCGTATAACGGAAATTGCAATGGCGGGTATTAAATATGAGAATTTGCCGCCGGAAATTGATGCAAGATTTATTGAATTAATATTGTGTTTTGACGGAAAAGCACTGTTTTATTACGATGAAGAGCTTGAACAATATGTTGTTTTACAGTTTTACAGTTCATCAGCATTTGATATTTACAGAGAACCTTTTAAGCGAGTAGCATTTTCACCGGCTGTAAATTATCGTAATAAGAACCTAACCAATGAAAATTCGGTTATAATATGGAATAACTCAACACGAACCAATGAAATTTTGGCCTTGCGCTCATATGCAAAGCGCATATCGGAATGTGAACGAATTATCGATGTTAATGTGAAAGGACAAAAAACACCGAAAATTATATTAACGGAAGATAGTCAACGGCTCACAATGGAGAATCTTTTCCGACAGTATGACGGCAATATTCCCTTTATATTCGGCACAAAAGGTTTAAGTACTTTATCGGAAATAAATGTTCTTGACGTTACAACCCCCTATATTGCCGATAAATTACAGATACTAAAACGCCAAATAATTTGTGAGGGCTTAACGTATTTCGGAATAGATAATGCCAACACTGATAAAAAAGAAAGAATGATAAGTGATGAAGTTACCGCGAATTTCGGCGGCGTTGAGATTGCCCGCTTAACACGCTTGAAGACCCGCGAAGATGCATTTGCAAAAATTAATAAAATGTTTAACTTAAACATTAAAGTAAAGTTTGCCGAAATAGACCGAAAGAATGAGGAGGTTATAAAAAATGAGTAATTATACGTCACAATTACGTTATATTTGCGAAGTACAAAGCGGATTCACGCCCGCCGAATTAAACGAAAAAACAATAGATGAAATTATTACAGCGGCGCAACCGAAAATATTTAATTTTAGCTTTCCGATATATGATGAATCATACCGCAATATTTTAGAACATGAAATACTTTTTCATTTTTACACGCGGGAAATCGGTGCTGAAACATACGGACTGTTTAATTATTACCTTGCACGAAAACTCCGTGAAATTATGCCGTACTATAACCAGCTTTATAAAAGTGCGGGACTTGAGTTTAACCCGCTGAACGATGTTGATTATACGGAAGAACATCACGGATCGCAAGGTGGTGAAAAAAATACTGTAAATACAGGTAATTCATCTTCAACCATGAATGCAGAAAGTAGTCAAAATACAGTAGCCGACAATAATATAAGCCGAAATAGCACTGAAAATCAAAATATTACTGACAATGGAAAAGCAACGAACACAGCAACAGCAACAGCGTCAACGACTGAAAATACAAGCCGAACCGCAAACGGTGAATCAAATATCAGCGGTATTGATACAGATGCATACAGCGACACACCGCAAACAAGCGTGAGCGGCGTTAACGGTATAAACGATAATTATTATCTAACAAATTATCGAAAAAAGTCAAATAATACCGCGAATAATAGTGAAACAAGAGAAAACGGAACAAATACCGCTGAAACAAGCAGTAATAATACAAGCAACGGAACAAACGAAAATAAGCGCAATTCAAGTACAACGCAAGATTTAAGTGAAGAAAATCACGGCGAAACGTACGGAAACGCAACAAGCCGAACGGAAAACACAGGCCGAACAACAGATAACGGAACAGAAAATTTCAATAATACTGATGAATATATAAATCATGTTATTGGAAAACGAAATTCCGCAACATTCAGCGCGATGTTACTTGAATTTAGGGAAACACTTATAAATATTAATAAAATGATATTTGATGAGCTTGAAGTGTGTTTCATGAATATATATTAATCGGAGGTTTATATAATGATTACTATAAAAGATAAAGAATTAGAAAAGGTTAAAATTCCGCTTAATTCGGTTTATAGTCCCGTCATTCCTTGCGTGCTTGACGGTAATTTATCGTTTTTGGAAATGGTATGGAAACTATTATATCACATAAATATTATCGTTGACAGCGTAAACGCGAACCATGGTGACATTGAAGATCTTGCACAGGCTATAAATGAGCTTGATGTAGATAAATTGAGTGTTATGTGGGTTGAAATTGATGTTACAGCAAAACCGATAAAAGCAAATAAAACTTTCGCTGAAATTGCACAGGGAATGCGAAAGGGACTTGTGTTTGTCACAATAAAAAACGATGATGAAATACTTATTTTCATTCCTATATATTCATCAAATAACAGTATAAATTTTTTGCGTATTGATAGTAAAAACGAACTAATTGTATCCATTCGCCCAGATGAAAGTGTTACTTTATACCAATATAGTTTTGCTACAGAGGATCATCCTACAACGTTTCAAGAACAAGTAACTTTTAATAATACTGTTGATTTTAATAATTTTACTGAATTTCACGAAACAACGAGATTTTATAAGTTAATTACCGCCGACAGCGGAATTATCGTACCGACAGCAACAGCGGCAAGCGGGCGCGAGCTTGCGGCAAACTTAGAATATGTCGGAAATGCTTGTTCCGAAACACTGACAGCGGCGAAAAACTATACTGATACACAGGATGCTGTAATGCTAACAGCGGCGAAAGAATATACTGATACGCAAGATGCAGCGGTGCAAAAAGCGGCCACAATATATACTAATACTAAATGCGACGAAACACTTGCGGCGGCGAAAAAATATGCTGATACGCAAGATGCAGCGGTGCAAAAAGCGGCCACAATATATACTAATACTAAATGCGGCGAAACACTTACGGCGGCGAAAACATATGCAGATACACAGGATGAAACAACGCTTTCAAGCGCAAAGACATATACTGATAGTAAATTTGCTCTCGTTGCAATTGTAAAAAATGCTGACGGAACGCTTACAGCCGATAGCACGTTTTCTATAATTTACCTTGATATAACAAGAGGCGTAGTTGTTGATGTTAAGTTTACTTCTGAAAATAATCGTAATTCGATATATATCATGCGAAATACGATAATCACGCCAACAAAACTAACTTTCATAGGATATGACGAAACGGCAACAATTCATACTTGCACGATTGACAGTGACAACAATATCACATACGCATAATATATTTTAGTAAATTGGCAAAAATGGTTGCAAGATAAAATGATGTGTACTATAATAGCATTGTGCAAAGGGAAAAAGTCTTTTCAGCAAACAAATTTTTTCTTGCCTCCTTGTTTTAAGATCGCAACGACCGCATCTGTTATATGATGCGGCCGTTGCGTTTTATTATGACTTACTTATTTAATCTATATCTTTCATCGCTTAAATTTGCGGGCTTTAACAGCGTTTTTTGAAATCATTCCTATGATCCGCGATTTATAAACTTTCATTTTAGCTATCCTCCTTTTCGTATCCGACAAAATACACGTCACGTTCACGGTAGAATGTAAGTTTTACATTACCCTTTGTGAAGTTTGTTATACCTTTTCGCCACATTAAACGATAAACGGTTTTATACCAAAATTCAACCGTTTCATTCAGCTCAAAAATTCGTCAAGGGTTCGTTCGACAGTTTCATACATTGATATCATAGTAATTTTCATTTCTCATACCTCCGTTAATGTAAAATAACTCCTAAAATTTCCGAGCGCTCCTACTAACATCATAATTTTTCCCATATACTCTATCAAAGTTTGTATAAATTGCGGTTTTAATCTCATCACATTTCAGTGACGATATTATTATATAGTCAGCCTGCCAATGGGGTTTTTCGTTGCGCCAAATTTCAATTGGCGGCGCAAACAAATGTGGATTTTCGTTGCGCCATATTTCAATTGGCGGTGTAACACACTCTTTGAGTTTGGTAAGTTTATATTTATCCCCGCTATAAAATGCGATTGGTACATAAACCCGAAAAACATGATGTTTGTTTGTGTTGTTGAGTTTTACAGCCGATTTATACAAAATAGCTTTGTTAATGCCTGTTTTAGGTAAAATCTGCAAAACAGCATATTCCGCCGTTTCATAATCCTTATCGTGAATAAATTCACAAAAGTATTCCGAATTGCCGCCCTGCCAAACAAGTAAAAATGTTGACAGCTTGTTTGGTTTGCCGAGTAAGTTGAGTGTTATGTTCATTCTATTATCCCTCCTGCAAAAAGTATTGCTACAACGCCTACTGCCGCGCTTACCATTGTACAAATCAACATTTTTATATTATTGTCTTCCGATGTTATTGCAGTGTATAGGCACATGCCGCACATAACGAAAGCAGACAAAGAAATAAGGATATACAAAATGAATTTCATGTTTTACCTCCAAGTTATATTCACCGTTCCCCGTATAGCCAGATAGGGCAGCTTGTTTTTTTATTTTTGAAAAACATCCGGATAAAAAACATATTTGTCCACG